AGATGCTGCCCCAGGCGATGGCGACGAGCCAGCTGCAGGGGGACATCAACCGGTTCGTCGAGCAGCAGGTGCAGGTGCCGTTCACGGAGCGGAACCTGTTCCGGATGCTGCAGATCATCGCCGGCACGACGGAGCAACGGATCGACCGGGCCGTCGAGGCAGCGTTCGACGAGCTGACCCGCCACACCCACGAGAACCGGTGGCAGGTGGAGGGATGGAAGACGAACGACGCCTACCTGTTCGGCCAGAAGTTCATCGTCCCCTACCTGGCGGAACCGGACTGGAGCGGCGGCACGGTGAGCATGAAGTACGGGGGCAACAAGGACCGGGTGCAGGACCTGGTGAAGGCCCTGTGCTACGTCACCGGCCGGAAGCACGAGGAGGTGCAGAAGCCGGCCCTGGGCTTCGAGCGCCTGGAGCCCGGCGTCTGGCACGACTGGGGCTTCTTCGAGTTCAAGGTCTACAAGAAGGGCACCGGTCACTTCAGGTTCAAGGACCTGGAGGACTGGGCGGCGCTGAATGGCCGGATCGCCAAGATCAAGGGCTACAGCCTGCCTGAGAAGCTCCGGCGCAAATCCAATCGCAAGACCACACGATGAGACGACTCGTTGAGTTCAACATTGGTGACACCGTCCATGCACACGGATGGCCGGAGGACATCACCTTCACCATTACCAACATGTTTCAAATCGATGGCGTGCCGTACTTCACACTGCGCGCCGGCAATGGTGATCACTACCGGATGCCGAAGCTCCACGTCTGCCACTATCCACTGCATCAACGGAAATGACACGGTCCTATGTTCTGCGCCGCGGAGCCTGCTGGCTCTGCCTTCCGCCTGGCGTGAGCCAGGATCAACGCCGGTCCTGGTGCCCTGGTGTCGAATGGTCAACTGACCGCAACAGGGCCTGGCAGGCTGCCACAATAGACGTGGCGATCGAACGCCAGACCCTGGCCAGGGCACTGCACGGCTGGGCAACAACGATTCAAGCGAAGCATGACTGATCAGGAAGTTCAGGATCAGATTGACGAGTGGTACGACATGGATGGCCGGAACGATCCGGCGCATCCATTCCACGCTCGTTACACCGGCCTTAAAGAAAAGTTTTCACTGAAGATCGATGACTGTTCTGCCCGATTGGATGATCAAGGCGGCTGCCCTGCAGGGGATGATCCAGCCGTTCAACGAGGAGCAGCTGAACCCAGCGAGCTATGACCTGCTACTGGGGGATGAGCTGCTGATCGAGTCCGCGGAAGGACCGGAGCTGCGGCCCTACCCCCTGGGCGACCACGACGAGGGGCGGCCCTACCTGCTGGTGCCGGGCCAGTTCGTGCTGGCCTCGACGGTGGAGACGTTCGCGCTGCCGGACTTCGTGGCGGCTCGGTTCGTGCTGAAGTCGAGCCGGGCCCGCGAGGGTCTGCAGCACCTGCTGGCGGGATGGTGCGACCCGGGGTGGCACGGCAGCCGGCTGACGCTGGAGCTGAAGAACGTCCGGCAGCTGCAGGCGGTGCCGCTGTGGCCCGGGATGAAGATCGGCCAGATGGTGTTCCACAAGCTGGAGGCAGCACCGGATCGCAGCTATGCGCAGACCGGCCGCTACAACGGCGACCAGGGCGTGCAGGGGAGCCGGGGCTGATGGGACGGGTCATCACGGAATGGCCGATCGGCCGCGGCCGGATCGAGCAGTGGGAGGACGACCAGGGGAAGCCCTACTACCGCGCGGTGGTGGGCGACCAGGCGCGCAGCTGCGAGGACCTCTACCTGGCGGAGATGTACCTGGCGCAGCTCACGGCTGCTGCAGAGAAGCGAGGATCTCCTCCGCCATCTGGCGGTGGCGATCGGTGACGGGTGCCGCCGCTGCATCAGCAGCGGCGAGCTGATGAACCAACTTCTTGTTGACGGACTGAAAGTGGAAGGCGAGCCGGCAGAGGGTTTCTGCCATGAAGCGCAGATCGTCGACGTTCGTGATGGAGCGGATGTCGCGGATCTGGAGCTCCATCTGGAACTCATGGTCGAGGGGTTGGTTCAGGTCCAGCCAGGGGGCCATGAGTGTGTGGAGCGGTTCGGGGAAGCATAGGACCGCCCAGCGTGAACGATTGTTACAGATCGAGAGATGGTGGGCGGGAGCTGGGTAGGGTTACGACAGGGCAGCAACCCAACCATTGCAGATTGCATCCATGACGTTGACGACACGAGTCCTGGAGTTCATCCAGAATGCACAGCCAGGGGATGCCCTGGCGTTGAGCACCGATGCCTGCTGCGAGATGCGGCAGGGGATCTACCTGGCAGCCGATCGGCTGCTCGACCGCCGCGACCTGGTGATCTACTGCCCGGGCGAAGCTCCGGTGGTGATGCGCTACGGCGGAGCTGGGAATGTGCTGGCGTGCGCGCAGGAGCTGGCGGCCCGGACCGGCCGGGAGCTGGAGCGATGAGACGCTGCATCGTCAACCTGCTGACGTTCCTGCTGCCGGTGGTGGTGATCGCCGTGGTGATCCATGACCACGGGACGATGCTGCCGCGGATGGAACGTGGGCAATGAAGCGCCGGCAGTACCAGGTGCCGGGCCTGTGGGTCGAGGCCTGCGGGGGTGGGTTCAACGCCTGCTACCGGGGCAGCGCCCGATGGTTCGCCAACCGGACGGACCTGGTGAAGTGGCTCAGGTGGCCGAAGGGCCCATCGAAGGATGCGCTGACGGCCTGGCTGGACGAGATCGAAGCACCTGCCGCTGCCGCCGAGGTGGTGGAGCAGGACCCAACAGCAAACACTCGCACGATCATCTGATGACCGACATCAATGCAACGCTGGCCGAACGTGGCGCACGCTACGGCGACTTCATGGGCCACGCTGAGGTGACGCAGGAGCTGAAGAACTGCCTGCGGGATCACCTGGAAGCACGAAGCAAGATCCTGTCGCCGGACCAGCTGGAAGCGCTGGACATGATCTGCCACAAGATCGGCCGGATCATCAACGGTGACGCCGACTATGCCGACAGCTGGCACGACATCGCGGGCTATGCGCAGCTGGTAGAAAACCGCCTCCTGGGCAAGGGGGTGCTGTGATGGATCCGAACTACCGCGCCAGTGAAGATCACTGGAGATTGATTGAAAACTGGCCTAGCCTTTGTAGTGAATACCCACACTCCCGCTGCATCCTTGAACTCCGCGCCCGCATCGAGTCGCTGGAGGCCGCGCAGCAGCCGGCCGACCAAGTTCGTGGCGCCACGGAAATGGTTGCCCCAGCTACCGAGAAATCCTCGGCAACTGCCCCGCCCGCGCCTGTTGGTGAGCTGGTGGAGTGGGTGGCACAGGCGCTTGCAGAGGTGAACAGCCTTTCGTCGCCAGACTTGTGGAAGTCTGATGCCTGCGCCGTGATTCGCGTGATAGCGGCATGGATGAAAAAGCACAATCGGGTCGGCTCTGCTGATCTGCTGGAACAGGAGATCAAGTAATGAGCAACAAACAGTTATACACACTCTGCGGAGTGATTCTTCTAGCCGGTGGCTGGACCTCGGAATCTGTGCCGCCGTTTGCATTGGCAACACTCTACCTTCTAGGTTCTTTATTCGTTGATTAAAATGATTGCCGACTTTCACTTCCGCGCCTTGTGCGCTGAGCTTGTTGAGAAATGGGACAACGTCAAAGGACTGGACGATTTACAAGACCTTTCCGACACCATGGAACGCACCCGCGCCGCGCTGTCCGCCCCGGAGCAGGGGCCGACGGATGAGGCCTTGGCCAGCTTCACCGCATATTTCTGCCGCAACTACCCAGGGCCGGACACGATCATCCACAAGCCTGAATGTCACGCGCCGAAGATATTTCGCGCCGCCGCATGGGCCATCGCCCGCTGGGGCCGCCCTGCCGTCGAGCCGGTGCCGCAGGAGGGCGAATGGTGGTGAACATCGACAGCGATTCCGTCCTGAACACCATCACGGTGCTCGCGTTCATCTGGTACCTCTCGCGCAAGCGATGACCCCGCGGCCCATCAGCGCCGCACCCAAGCTGACCCATCCAC